GCTCGGGTGTACGCGGCGACGAATGACCGCGTGTCGGTGGCCGCATACCTCGTGGACAGTGAGGGCTCGTCGGCCGTCCTGCGCACGGTGGTGCAGTCATGAGCGCTGGCAGAGGAGCGTTTGACACCAGATCGTCACCGAGATCAACCCCCTACCCCAAACGCAATCTGATCTCGGGCGCGGACCTATCGCGCGCGGACCTATCGCGCGCGGACCTATCGGACGCGGACCTATCGGACGCGGACCTCTCTCGCGCGGACCTATCGGGCGCGGACCTCTCGGACGCGAACCTATCGGGCGCGAGCCTCTCGGACGCGGACCTATCGGGCGCGAACCTCTCGCTCGCAAACCTCTCGGGCGCGGACCTCTCGGGCGCGGACCTCTCTGGCGCGTACCTATCGGACGCGAACCTCTCGGGCGCGGACCTCTCGCGCGCGAACCTCTCGGGCGCGGACCTCTCGCGCGCGGACCTCTCGCGCGCGGACCTATCGGACGCGGACCTCTCTCGCGCGGACCTATCGGGCGCGGACCTCTCGGACGCGTACCTCTCGCGCGCGGACCTATCGGCCTCGGACCTATCGGGCGCGGACCTTTCGGCCGCGGACATCTCGGGCGCGTACCGTGGGGGTTCGTTGGCTGTCGTCGGGTGGCGCACTCTGGTCACTTGCTGCTTGGAGCGAGAATGAACAACGAACAGCTAGCCCCACGCCAGAGTGGGTCGAATTCCTGGCGAACGGCGAACACGCCTGGGAGGCGTGGCAATCTCAGCTCGTGCTCAAGGCTGTGCGTGATGAAATAGCGCCCGGCGCTATCGCCTTTTTTCACGCCCTCCGCTGACTATGCCAGGCAGGCTCGAGGCGGAGCTCGAGGCGCGTACGCGGGTGCGCAGTGCGTACGGAATGCGCGCGGGCTTGAGCTCCGCGAGCTGCTCTGCCACCGGAGCAATCACCCGCCCGTGGCACATGTTCCTGGCCTACGCGGTGGATGTGACTGTCGCCCCAAGCGCCGGCCTACGAGTGACCGTGCGCGCTGCCTAATGCGGGCTCCCCAAGGCCTAAACCGCGCGCGAACGATTATCACTTGACATTGGTAACAATCGGATCCATGATGTCTGGTGTGAGGCGATGACGCCCACGAAACGGCCCCGCGAGACAGCAATCTCCGGGGCCACGGCCGAACCTCTACGGGAGATACGACACCATGAATACTACCACGCCGCGCTGGGTTGACTGCGACACCTACGAGCACTCGGACGGCCAGGTATACTACCTGGTCGAGGTCCTCAACACCATGGACGGGTATACGCGCTGGCGCCTCAGCGACCGCCCCTGCCGCACGAACCAGAGCCGCGAGCCGCGCCTGCATGGGTGGTGCGGTGAGACCAACAACCGCAGCGTGTACGCCCGTGGCCTCGTGCGGGTCACGGCCATCGCCTCAGACGGCGACCGTTGCAGGATCGCGCGCCTCACGGACCGCGAGCAGGCGGCGTTTCTGGGGGCAGCTGGATATCCCGAGCTGTCACCGATCTCGCTTGAGGTGGCGTCATGAGCGCGACCGGCGCAGCGCGGTGGATGTGACCATGGCCCGCCCCCCCGACCCCGACACCGTCCGCCTCACCAACCTCATCCCGCAATCCGTTGCCGAGGAGGTCGATGCCGCGGTCCGGAGCCGCGTGGGCCGCCTGGCATTGGCACTCGGTCTCGCGGTAGGTCCGGCCGAGTCGGCAGGCCCAAGCGCGCTCCGATTCACCGTCCAGCTGCTCACCGGCTACGCTCAGTCGGGCCTGCGCATGACCGACTGGCCCGACCATGGCTGCGCGCACGACGCCATCCAGGAGGTTTGCGAGGCGCTCTACAGCCGCGCGGGAGAGGGCACCTTCGGGATCGGCGACCTCGAGAGCGAGGTCGACCCCGACACGGCAATTGGCGTCGTACTCCTCGCGGCGCATGCGCGAGAGACCATCGAGGGTGGTCGCCCCGCGAGCGCGCGGGAGCTCGCGGCCCTCGCGGGCGTGGACAGCAAGTCGCTCTACCGGGTGTGCGCTCTTCGCGGTGATATCGTCGACGGACGCGTGAAGGCGAAGACCGCGCGGCGGTGGCTGATGGCGCGCGGAATCGGCGGTTTCCAGCGTGACGAATAGACATGGCATCGACTGCTGACGGGTGCGGCGGACGTCGAGCCCGCGGCAACGCAGTTCCGGTGGCAATCTCAGCTTGTGCTCAAGGCTGTGCGTGATACGTTCGGCGATGCCGTGGGCACGCCAATCGCACGTCTCGCACGTGCCCCGTCCATGGTCCGATCATCCGCGGCAAGTGCTCGTGTGGAGCCCACAAATGAAAATCAGACTCAATCCTCTCCGGGCTCGCGCGGACGAACGCCCGTCAAGCGATAGACGGCGCTCGATCCAGTCCCGAGCCGCTCCACCTCTCCGCTTGAGAGCATCACGTCTCGTGCAGCGTTGAGTAGCTTCGTGGGCGCACTCACGAAGCCGCTCCACTGCGCCCACGTGATCCCGTTGCTATCCGGTCCGGGCAGGAGCACCACGAGACGCGCGCACATCGAGCTGATGCGCTCGAGGCTCGCAGCTACATCGCTCTCCGTGTTCATGTATGCGGCCTGTAGATCGGGAGGCGAGACGTAAGAGACGCGCAGCCCGCTGTTACCGCGAGAGTCCTCCACATCGGTGAATTGGATTCCGAACGCGTCCGCTAGCTTCCCGGTGATGCGCTCCTTGACCATCGTTACGCGCGTGGGCTTCCCCTTCGCGCCATCGAGCATGATCACGGTTTGGGCTGCGTCGAAGATCGCAGAGCTGCCGCGAAGTGCCCCGCGCACGTCGTCATCGTCATCCCGAAGCTTGCGAGAGTGAGCGATTACGATGATGGCGCAGCCCGTGCGCTCGCTCACGTGGTGCATCATGTCGAGGTGTACGCGCACCGCCGAATCGTTCTCTTTCGCTTCGGGGAACGCGCCGCGAAATGCGTCGATGAACGCCACGGACGCGCCGTCGCACAGGCGCACCAACGAGTCTTCGTCGAGCTTGCCTCTTGGCAAGCAGCACACGCCCACCATCGGATCCAACTCGCTTTCATACAGTCCCATCTCACGCCCGATCCGCTGGTACTTGCTCTGCGTGAGAGGGCGCCCTTGCTCCAAGTCTACGTGAATCGCGCGCCCGCGCTTCACGTCGAGCGCCCCCCATAGCTTCTGTCCGCTCGCCACCGCCAGGAGTAGCGCCTGGAGGCTCGTGGTCTTCCCACCGAAGCCAGCCCCGCCCACGAGAGTGACTGCTCCAGGAGCGAGGCCTATCGCCTGGCAAACCCACGGCGTGGGTGGGAGCTCCGTCCGAAGATCTGTCCAGTTCAGGAGCGGGAACGCTTCAGAGCTCGTCTCCGTGCTTACGACTGGCGCTCCAGCGGGATAGCGGGCGACGGAGCGGGCGATCTTCTCCACCTCCCAATCGTCAAGGGGGGGGTGACAGCGATCCTCATTTACGATGCGGAGCGCGGCAAGGATCGCCTTCTCGCCGATGCCAGGGCGACGCATTGCGCCCGCGATCTGCGTCAGCGCCACGTTTCGCTCTCCGATGATCTTGGCTCCGAGATCTCCGGGCTCCGCCACCTTCTTGGCGCGGTACACGCCAGCTTTGGCTGTGAGCCACGCTGGGATCTCCGCGATGGGAACCTGTGTTGGGTGCGCGGTCTCATCCCACTCGTAAAGCCCGCCGCTCACGTGATTCGATGGAGCGGCGATCACGTATCCGCCTTCTCCGCGCACGTCTAGGCCAGGCCCAACCACGCCCGCCGAATTCTTGATGGGCTCGCGGCTCCAAAAAAAGAGATGCGTTCCGCCTCCGCCCGTTTTCACCACGGGCGTGGGCGGAAGGTCGCCGTGCTCGAGAAGGAGAAACGCTAGCGCATCGTCTCCGTTGTGACGTGGGTCCACGTCGAGTACCACGAGATGACGCGATCCAACCTTGCCCGTCCGAATGAACACGTTTGCATCGGGCCACTTCGTCCACCACTCACGGATCGTCTTTTCGTCCGTGGTCGCATCGGTGAGACCGTGCGCCGTTCGAGGGTGCTTGCCCGCGTTCTTTGGCTCGCAGTCGCGCGTGTTGCACGAGCATTGCCCGTTGGGCCTCACGGAGTGAGCGGGCGCCACGGGCCAGCCTCGACGCGCGTAAGCGAGCGCTGCGCGTAGTAGATCGCTCTCCTCTGCCACCTCCGCAGTCATAAGCCCGCAAGCTCCATCGCGTGCGGCCAATGCATGGCGAGCACACCGCGATACCAACGATTGATCACCACGCCACCCACGCTCGCGCGTTCAAGTCCAAGCTCCAGACCACCGACCCCGGAGAAGAGTGAGCCTATCCTCATGGACTAGCGAGCGTTACGCGCTTCCTCCACGAGTGCAAGCGCTTCGGCTTCGCACGTGGCGATCCCGCTCACGCCTCCGAACTTGCGCACCACGGCAAGGAATGAGCGTTGATCGTCTCGCACGTCGGATGGGCTGTATTTCGGGCGCTTCACTTCGATTCCGAGGAATCGTCCGTGTGGCGGAACAATACAGATAAGGTCACTCGTACCTTTGCCCAGCCCTGTCTTACCCAGCCTATAGTCGGCGTCATGGACCCATGCTATGCAGCCCGCCGCGATCACGGCATCGCGGATGCGACGCTTGATCGGGATCTCCAGCTCCCGCTTTTTCTTCGGCGGTGGCGCCACGTACACCACGGTTGTACTGCACGTCTTGCAGATCTGGAGGTGCTTCGTTTCCGCGCCGCACTCGCGACACGGCTGCTTGACGGTGGGCGCGCTCATCGCCCGCCTCCAATCACAATCTTCAAACGTCCCATCATCATCCCTTTCGTTTCTTGAACGCGCATCCGCCACACTTGCCACCTTGATAGGTGCGCGCGGCGGGCTTTTTGCATTCCTTGCACTGTACGCACGCCAGCGTTTGCGCCAGCGCCTCCGCCTGCATGCGGATGGAGTTGGTAGGCGCGTCGCCATAGACCGCGCGATACTTCGCCACCGCAGCCCACTTCCACGAATCGCCCTTGCGCGCGTTCACGTCCGCGCGTGACTTCGCCTCCGCAAACCATCGCGCGAGCGTTTCGATCCTCTTGTCGTCCGATTCGGTGCGCTTGCCCGCGTAGCGCTCCGCTAGTTCATCGCCCGTGTAGCGCGGATCTTCAATCTGGCTTCCAGCCTCCTCCTCATGTCCGCACACCGCGCACGGCCAGGAGTTGGGCGGAGCCTCGACAGGTTGCCCGCACACGGGGCAGTGCGGGGTGTCCGCCTCCGTGTCGCTCGTGCGGATGCCCTTCCCCGTGAGCGAGTAGACCCGATCCGCATCGGGCGCCCCATGGGAATAGAATGATCGCCCGGTGAGATCGATCAGGAGCGCCATCCGTTCGCATCCTCTACGCTCGAGCGATGGGTTTGCTTTTGACCACGCGCAAGATGGGCACTTGCTGCACGGACGGAGCACGCGTCCAACGATCTGGAGGTAGGTGCCGACGCTCCCGCACCCTCGCGCGAGAATGCACACCTTCGTTTCTGGCGAGTCCCAGCCTTCCGTCAGCACCATGCAATTGACGAGAACGGCGCCCGTCTCATGCTCCGCGAACGCGCGCGCGCGCTCCGCGTCTTTCATCTCTCCGTGAACGATGACGGCACGAACGCCTTTCTCCTGAAACTCAGCTACGAATTTCTCCGCGTTCACGATGAAATCGGCGAACACCACCGTACGCGCGCCGTTGGCGTGAGCGAGGTACGCGTCTACGGGAGAGTGAGACAGGCTCGGCTTCTTAATCGGCACCGCTGGTGCGATCACTCGACATGGAACGAGGTATCCCAGGCGAGTAAGCTCCTTGATCGTCGAGACCACCACGAGCGAATCGAAAGCGGGCGACATACCGCGCCCATCGGAGCGCATCGGCGTTGCAGTGAATCCGATCCGCAGAACGCCCGGGTAGAGCTTCGTTAGCTCGTGCCAATCGTCGGAGGAGTAGTGATGCGCTTCGTCATAGATGATCAGCGTTGCATGGGGGCGCATGTTGCGAGCGCGGAGCGTTTGCGTGCTAGCCACCTGCACGCGGCATGCGGGGCGCGGTGTGACTCCTGGCAAGATCTCCCCGATGTCCATAATCCCGGAGCGTAGGATCGTGGACGCGATCTGGCCGATGATCTCTTTGCGGTGGCACACCACGAGCACGCGGTTTGTCGGATCAAGTTCCAGGTGGAGCCTCACGAGCTCCGTGAGCATGACCGTTTTTCCGGATCCCGTGGGCGACACGCAGAGAGGCGCAACGCGTCCAGCGGCCACGCGATCTCGGAGAGCCTCGAGCGCGTCGATCTGGTAGCTTCGCAGTCTCATGGCTTCGCCCTTTCGCACGCGCGGCACTCCGTGAGATTCTCTTTCCCTGTGCCGTTGAATGCTCCGCATGGCGGAGGGCATGTCCAGCCTGGGAGCAATAGGCCGCGAACGAAGCACGTGAAGATCTCGCCCGCCGCTAGATAGCATTCGTCGCAAATGGTGGCGCTCTTGCCCGCCACCATTTGCCTCACCTCTCGCGCGGTCTTCTCGCAGAAACTACACGCATGCAGCGGGGCACCAACGGCGTTCACGGCTTGAGCGCCTGGACGCGCGCGCGCAGCGCCGCAATGTCTGCATCGAGCGCCTTGAGGCGACGCTCAGCGTTTCGGAATTCAATCAGGAGAGACTTCCACTCCTGGCTTCGGATCTGGATCGGTCCGGCGGGTACATGCTCACGCGAATGCATCTCCATTTCTCCGCGCGCATCCTTGATCGGCTTCATCGATCACACACATCCCTAACGAAACGAAGCGCCATGGCTCCCACCTGGATCGCCTCCGAGCGCATGCGACTGATGTGGTTCGGGTTGTTCTTCTTGACCTCCGTCCACAGCTCGTCAACTTCCTCCTTGAGGATGGCGAAGCCCTCATGAGCGGAGTTGAACGATCCAAATTTCTCGGAGGCGCGCGCCAGCTCCTCCACGACTTCGGCCACGGCGCCCGTGTTGGAGTAGTAGCTCGCAAGTCGATTGTACAAGAGGTCTTCGTTTCCCAGCGTGCGCAGGATGGTCTCCGCCGCGTCGGGCTGTGCCTGTGTCGGTTGCTTCTTGCTCAAGGTTCCTCCAGTGCCGCGCGCGCGCGGCTGATCAATTCTTCCAACTCTGAACGCGTGTACATTACACGCGCATACTGCATGGTCGCAGCCATGCGCGAGACCACGAAAGCTTCACCATCTCGAACCACGCTCACGTGAGGGAAGGCGTGAGGCGGATCCGCATCCGCCTCTTGCTCCGCAGCGTAGTCATCGAACGCGTCCAAGACTTCCGGACTCAGCTCCGGAGGTTGGATAGCCTCCGGAACACCTGCAACCGTGGGGAGAGGTTGCGTTTCGGGTGATGCTGCGGAGCCCGGAAGTCTTGGACGCGTGATGGCTTCGGATGGCGCGAAGTCGAAGCCGAGCGACGATGGCGCAGTGATCGGTTTTTTCGGAGGCACCTAGCGCCTCTTTACTTCTTTCACGGCGCCAGACTGCACGAGCGCGTCCATTGTGATCTGAAAGCAGCGGAGCGCCCAATACTCGGCGGCGGACAACTCTTGGAGTTGTCTCTCGGGATCCATCGCGTCGATCTCCTGGCGACGATGGTCCGTCATCCCGTCAAGAAAGACGTTGAATGAGATCACTTCTGCGATGGATCCGTTTTCCTCGAAAACGATGCTGATCTTTTTCCCACTCACCTCCGCACCTCGATGCGAACAAACGGAAGAAAGATCTGGATGGTGTGGTGGACATACTGCGCGCCAATGCAGAAGGCCCACAGCGTGAAGGAGATCGCGAATCGCGGACGAGCGCCGATCCCGCGCTGGGAAGCGATGGGCGCGATCTGCTGCGGCGCCTCGTCCATGTACGTGAGCGTTGCGCTCGTTTCCTTCTTGGCGCCACGTCGCACGATCTCCCCGCGTGCTTCCGCCTCCGCGATCTGCGCCTTCGTGCGTCTCACGCGTTTCGCTTTCGTCACGGGCTCCGCGCTCGTACCGAGATCGACGCCCGCAACCATTCCCGCGGGCATAACCGCAGCAAACCCGCTCTCTATCTTCTCTTCGCTCATGGTCTTCCTTCTTTCCACATAGAAACTTGACGCGGATCGATCTTCTCTCCGCGTTGCAGCTCGCCATCCATGAGGGATTCGAATGCGCGCGGGTTGCTGGCAGCGAGCGCCAGGCGATGGCGGGCGATCTCGATGTACTCCGCCTCCAGCTCGATTCCGATCACGTCATCCCATCCCGCCAGGAGAGCGCCGATCATCTCGGAGCCGCTCCCGCTGTACGGGATGATGATTCGCCGCGCATCGCCCTGGCGCTCGGGCGGGAGCATGAGGCGGGAGAGCCAGCGCATGAGGGCGATAGGCTTGACGCACGGGTGGTGGTTCTTGGCACCTCCGCCTGCGCCCGCGCCCGCGCGCGGGTTGCGCGCTCCCGCACTCCCCTCCTCACGCCCTACCGCCTCCTTGACGCTCCGCACGGCCAGCGCATCGCATCCCAGATCGCGCTCCTCGCGAGAAGCCTTCGCTGTGTAGAAGAAGCGAGAGGGTCCGCCGCTGTCAGCGTATCCGCCACCGGGGCGCGTGCTGAACGGGAGCACGATACCAGTTGCGACGCTGGCTGCGAATGGCGTGGACGGGCGGTCGCCCACCACAGCGTCCAAAGCTCCCGCCGCTTCCTCATCGAGCACCACGTTTGCGGGCCATCGCCCTGGACTATCGGGCTTCGGATCGCGCGCGTAGTTCGCGCCCGACATAGCGATGTTTTCGCCCGCACCGCTTCCGGTCGTCGACCATCCAGAAGCCTTGTCATTCTCCGATCTCCCGATGCTGCAATCGGCAATGTTCAGCCCGCCCACGCCGTGAGCTTTCACGTTATGCGCAACGGTACCGTCCATGGGCTTTCGGAAAACAAGGCAAGGCTCCCACGCTGGCTTGAGCGCCGTTCCGTAGCCCGCCCAGATCTTGACAAGACTCTGAGATGCGAGCGGCGGATCGGCGTGCTCCTCTTGCTCCTCCTCGTAATCGTCGAAGGTTTCGAGATCTAAGGGCTCGGGCTTTTTCTTCCGCTCGCGCTTCACGTCGTCGAGCGCCTTGGAGACGTTCAGCGACTTCGGAAAGCCAGAGCCGTACATCCACGAGATGCAATCTCGCCCTTGCAGGCCAGCGACGCGCATTCCCAGCCCAATGAGATCAAACGTCCGCGTTCCGCCGAAGGCGAGCACGGGCGCGCCAGGCTTCATCACGCGGTAGATCTCGCGCCAGATCTTCACGCTCGGGATCTTCCAATCCTTCGCCATGAAGTCTCCGCCCATCTGGAGATCTTCTCCCTTGAGGTACGCGATCAATTCCTCCGCAGTGGGCTCCCGAGAGCCGAGCCCATAGGGCACGTCCGAAAGCATCGCGTCGGCGGAGTTGTCCGGCATCGCGCGGAGCGCCTCTAGCACGTCAGCGTGATGGATGTGCCAGCTCATCCCGCACGCACGAACTGCGGGCGCTTGCCTCCGCTGATCAGCCGAGGGCGCTTGCCTCCGCTGATCAGCCACGCCACGGGCACGCCAAGAGCGATAGCCAGCTTCGCCGCTGTCTCCGCGCTAGGGTTGGCGCGGTCTCCGCGCTCGATTGTTGCGGTGTGCCCAACGGTGAGGCCTGCTTTTTCATCGAGCCCCATCCGCGTAAGGCCACACTTCTCACGTGCCCACGTCAATCGCTCCGCAAACGTTTCAATCGTTCCAGCCATGGGTACCTCTATGCCAGAGCCGCTGCGCGCGGTCAAGTGATTCCGTCCTACTACGCAATACAGTTTTTGCTTGACCCGACGCAACTACGGGCGTAGCAATGACGGCGGAGGTTTTCATATGAACGATTTCAAAGGAGATGACGTCTTGGAAGGCGTGAGCGTGCGTCGCCAGCTCCCGATCTTGTCTAACTCATCGATCACCACCTTTCGCCGATGCCCGCGAGAGTACCAGTATCGTTATGTCAAGATGCGCAAGTCTCGGTCGAAGAGCGCCGCGCTCCGCTTTGGAAGTCTCTTCCATCGCGGGCTCAATGCGTGGTGGCTCGCGGGATCCGAGCCGCCCTCCGCCAAGCTCTTCGTTGCCGTTGCGGCGGTGCGTGCGAGCGCCAGCACAGAAGAAACAGATCTCTTCGAGCTGGAGAAGGCCATCGCGCTCCTCATCGGCTACACCGCACGCTGGGGTGAGGGGAAGATCGAAACGCTCCATGTGGAGCGCGTGTTTCGTTACCAGCTCGGGGAGCCCGATCCAGATCATCCGGGAGTCGTTCGCGCGCTTCCGTTCGATCTCGGAGGTGCGATTGATGTCATCGCACGCGATGACGATGGTGATCTGCTCGTAGAGCATAAGACGACAAGCGAGGACATCTCAGATGGCGCCAACTACTGGCGGAACATTGAGGCGCTCGATCCTCAAGTCACCACGTATCTTGAGGCTGCGAAAGTGATGGGTCTAGATCCACACAAGTGCCTCTATGACGTGATCCGCAAGCCCGCAAGCGAGCCGCTCAAGGCCACTCCGGAGGCTGCGCGAAAGTACACGAAGCCCTCTAAAGCGGAGCCCATCCCGCGACTGTACGCAAACCAGCGCGACACGGACGAGACTCCGGAGGAGTACGGCGGGCGACTCCTTGCGGACATCACAGAGAATCCGTCGAGGTACTATGCCCGCCTTCCCATCGTGCGCCTGGACCACGATAACGAGGCGCACGAAAGAGACGTGATCGACACGGCGCACGCGATCATGTTCGCTGAGCTGCACGGCCGATGGCCTCGACACCCGAACGCGTGCGAGCGCTACCACCGCCTCTGCGAGTATCACCCCGTGTGCTCTAGCCAGGCGAAGATCGATGATGAATCGCGGTACATGACGAAAGAAAAAACGCACGAGGAGTTGGGCCTATGATCTCTGTTTCGATCTGGCGAAAAAGTCTCGTGAGGCACGGTGCGTGCGCTGACGGGCTGGCACTGTTCGACAAGATCGCTGCTCAACAGGATCTGGCCGATGCGCGTCGCCTGAAACGGATCCGCGTAAAGAGCTGGACTCCACTCCATTGGGCGTGGGCGTTGGCTGGCACGGGAGCGTTCGCGACGTGGGCCGCAGATCGGAATATTATTCCGCGCGCGGACCTATCGCGCGCGGACCTATCGCGCGCGAACCTCTCGGCCGCGGACCTCTCGCGCGCAAACCTCTCGGGCGCGAGCCTCTCGGCCGCGGACCTATCGTCCGCGGACCTATCGGGCGCGGACCTCTCGGCCGCGGACCTCTCGGGCGCGAACCTATCGCGCGCGGACCTATCGCGCGCGGACCTCTCGGGCGCGGACCTCTCGCGAGCGTACCTCTCGCTCGCGAACCTCTCGCTCGCAAACCTCTCGGGCGCGGACCTATCGCGCGCGTACTTCTCGGGCTCGAACCTCTGGGGCGCGTACCTCTCGGACGCGGACCTATCGGGCGCGAACCTCTCGGGCGCGGACCTATCGCACGCGGACCTATCGGACGCGAACCTCTTGGGCGCGAACCTCTCGGACGCGGACCTATCGGCCGCGGACCTATCGGCCGCGGACCTATCGGGCGCGGACCTATCGCGCGCGTACCGGGGGACGTCTACGTCGATCCTGGGATGGCGCACGCTGGCCACTGGCTACATGGAGAAAGAATAATCATGATCATCAAAAGCACGCTGAGAGACTCTCCGATCCGAGCCGTAATCTACGCAAAGGATGGCGTGGGCAAGTCCACGTTTTGCGCTGCCGCTCCTGGCGCGGTCTTCATCGCCTCCGAGGATGGCCTAGACAACATCGACACGCAGGCGGTGGACCCTCCCAAGAATTGGACTGAGCTCCGCCAGGCGGTGGCCTTCCTCACGAAGTCGGATGGTTGCAAAACAATCGTGATCGATACCCTCGACTGGATCGAGCCGCTGTGCTGGGAGCACGTTTGCTCCACGATCAAGGATGACAAGGGGCGGAAGGTGGACGAGATCGAGGGCTACGGCTACGGCAAAGGGTACGTCCACGCCGTGAGCGCATGGCGTGGCCTGCTCTCCGATCTGCAACAGGCGGGAGAGGTGGGAAAGAACGTGCTCCTATCGGCTCACTGTGCGCGCAAGATGGTGAAGAATCCAATCGGAGAGGATTACGAGCAATGGCAGATCAAACTAAATGATCGCGCGTCCTCGCTCATCCGAGAGTGGGCGCACGTGGTTGGCTTCGCTGAATTCGACACCTCAACGGCTACCGACAAGGACGAGAAGCGGACGAAGGGCGTGAGCACTGGAAAGCGAATCCTTCGCACGGCGCCGCATGCGGGCTACGAAAGCAAAACGCGCTTCACGATGCCGACAAAGCCGATCCCGCTCGACTGGAGGAGCTTCGCTAAGGCGGTGGCGGAGGGCAAGCCTCCGAGCGTCGAGGTGTTGATCGGAAGGCTCAACGCGAAACTTTCGCAGCTACAGAATCCAAAGATCACGGATGCATGTCACGCGTTCGTGAGCGAGAGAGGGCGCACAATGGCTGCGTTTCTCGAGGCCATCGATACGGTGGACGGTTACTTGGCAGAGAAAACAGAACAGGAGAAAGCATCATCATGAGCAACGAGAACGAGACGCGAGCGCCGAAGCTTCCGACGACGGGCACCTACAAGGCGAGGGCATCAGGCGAATGCGTGCTGGGTGCGAGCAAGGCAAAGGGAACGCCCTTCCTTGAATTCTACCTCACCATTATCGGCGGAGAGCATGCGGGCCAGCGCGTCAGGTGGACGGGCTACTTCACGGAGAACACGAACGAGCGCACGATCCAGAGCATACAGATCTGCGGGTGGGCAGGAGAAGACATCTCCGAATTCTCCGATGGGTCGTTGCACGGTCTCGACTCCAACGAAGTCGAGATCGTCGTAGAGCATGAGGATTACACGAACGATCAGGGCGAGGCGAAAACCGTGGCTCGCGTCGCCTGGATCAATCGGGCTGGAGGCTTCCTCAACGTCAAGGCCGCGATGAGGCCCAACGAAGCCCAGAGCTTCGGGGAACGCATGCGTGGGCTCGTGCTCAAAATGAAGGAAAAGAATGGCGTGCAGGGAGACACGTCTTTCGATCACGGCGCCAACGCTCCGCACGCTTCGCCCGCTGGCGCTCCGCCCAAGAAAGCGTTTTAGTCGTGCTTCTCCTTCTCTCCGGGCATGTGGAAGAGCGAGCGCGCCACATGCGCCCGGAGGTGGAGGAAATTCTCGTTCGAGTAGCAGATAAGCATTGTGTGAGCGCCATCGACGTGGCGCGTGGGCGGAGGCACCCTAAGACGGTTCGCGCGCGGTACGAGTGGCTGCGGGAGGTGAAAACCGCGCTGGGCTACTCGTATCCGGAGACCGCGCATGCCACGGGCACGGATCACACCACCGTGATCCGTGCCTTCCGCGTGCACCTCGAGGCTAGCCCACCAAAGACAGATCCGGAATCGTCTCGGGAGCGTCAGGTACCTCGATCATCCACGAGAGGCGGCGTCCGAGCGCATCGGGCTGCGCCTCGTTGATGTCTACATTGATCCCGCCGCGCATGACGTGGCGCCAATCGACGCGAGGATCGCGAGGGTCTCCCAACTTCTGGATCAACGACCATCCCCGCGCGGTGCCGTCATACATCGGCATCGGCACCTCAGAGGCGCTCTTGTGGTAGCGCGTGAACGGAAGCGAGCCGATGCCGTTCCCGTCGAGCGGTTGCCCATTGCCCTGGTACAGGTACGGGAAGAAAAGCGCGGCCTGTACGTCACGATGGAACGCGATGAGCGCTTGACGGCACTGCACGGCGCTTTTGTGATAGCTCTCCAGATCCGCACCCAGCGGAGTGCCAGGGATGGCGCCAGCATCGGCGAAGAGTTTGGCTCGATAGGCTCCGTCGAATTGATCGGCGAAGCACATTCCGAGGAAGCCCAGCCCGCCAGCCATGATCGCGTCCACGTGCGACTTGAGGAGCCCGGGATCTAGCGAGCTCATCTTGCCCACGTACTGGATCACCCCGTCCACGCCATCCGCCTTGAGCGCTCGCGCGCGCTCCACGGTCATGACACGAGTCACACAGTCAACGATGATCGAGCCGTCAGGAATCTCTTGAACGATGCGAGCCATGTGTCATCTCCTCTTTCGTGCGCGCGTTGAACGGGAAAAGGCTCACCCGATTGCTTGATCGGGTGGGCCTCTTTTCTATTGCCAGAGATGGCGCCTCACTTCTTGGGCCAGTGATCCTTGAGCGATTTCCGGATCGCATGCATCGCGTTGGCGGGCGTGATGTGCGGCGGGCTCACGTGGTGGACGAATGGGGCGGATGCCCATTCGATGGCCTGCTCCAGCGTCACAGTGCATCCTGGCGCGGGCGTTGGGGCTGGCGGAGGTGGCGCGGGCTCTGGCGGAACGGGCACGTTTCCGCCGATGCCATCGAACGCTGTGACGATGGCATGCCAGTCTAGGCCGTTGGGGGCGATCTCGCGGGCGCGGGACACCTGATCCGGGGTGAGGAGGGAGTAGACTTCCCCTCCGCCCTTCCTCGTTCCGTAGGCCGCCAGCGCGGCCCACGTGAGAAGCCCGAGCATGCCCCATGTATCGATGATCAAGCCATCGGCGGTGTAGCCCACGGCCATGACCATGTGACCGTTGTTGGGGTTGGGAGCTCCGGCCTTGTCCCACGTGAAGCCGGGCGCCATGCCCTGAATTGCGGCCACCCATTCATCCGGTAGATCCATCGCGATGAACGCGTTTCCGGTGATGGCCACCGCCTGACGGAGCTGGAGCGGGTTGGCTGCATTCAGCTCGACGTGCCCCGCGAGCTTCGTGCCATCTCGGAAGCCCACTGCCTTCCAATAGTCGAGTGCGGTGGCTGGATCGGTGCCGCGATCCGTCTCGGGCTTGCTTGGATCGAATCCGGTCACGGCGGAGTAGTCGGCCAGCGCCCACTCGGAGAGCTGCGGATCGCCCTTCACCGGATCGCCCGCGTTCGCGGTCTCGCATCCGATAATGTGGTAGCCAGCCGCGAAGACACAATCTCCATAGTTGGCGTTTCCGAGCACGAGCGCCAGGAGCGCGCGCGCGGCGGGAGAGAGATCGAGCGTCTCTGGCGGAGCGAAGTCCGAAGCCACGAGCTTGGCGAATCGCGTGTGACGCGTGCTCGGATCCGAATGCTTGCGCGCGCCAACCGTAACCGCACGCCCGAGATGATCACAGTGGTGGAGGTGGTGCTCGCTCACTTGCCACCATCCCGCGCGCGGATGCGCTCGATCATCGCGAGGCGCTGCGTGTTCGTGTAGCATGCGCCGTTGGCGGGAAGCACCGTGCAGGCTTCGCCCTTCTTGACGGAGAAGAGCGGGAGCACCGCCACTGCCACCGCTTCGATCAGCGGGAGATCGGCGCACACCGCTTGGAGCACACCGCTCGAATCGAACGCCTCGAGCACCACGCATCCGGAGGCCGCGAGGGGCGCGCCCGCCTCGATCTGGCCAGTGGTGGGCAGGCTCGCGCCCTTGCAGTGCGTGATGGATGTGGACATGACGGTAACGCCCATGAGCGCGGCGCACATCGTGATCGCGGACAGAAACAAGCTGCGATTTTTCAAGACTGATCTCCCTTGTTGATGGTGGTCGTGGTGGGACTCGCGGGTGGAGGCGCGCCCTTGGATGCGCTGTCTTCCCATGCTACGCCCATGATTAGCGCGATGGCTGGGCCAGCGGTGCCAGAGACGAACACGGCATATCCTGCGGGCGTGATCTTGCCAGCCAGCAAGCCCGCGGCGCCGATGATCGCACACAGCGCCGCGATGGTGCCGATCCAAAACTTCCGGCTCTGCATGAGTAGTGCAACGGTGCTCATTTTTCTTCCTCGGGATCTGGCCTGGACTTACTACGCACGCGCGGGAATTGGTTCGAAAAGTGAAGCTCGATCTTGTGGAGCCTCTTGATGTCCGTCACGCGAAGCTCCTCAAGCTGAGCGATCCGCTTGTCGTTCGCCTTGCACATCTGATCGGTTTCGGATCGCTCCTCATGCGCCTTTTCGATCTTCACGAGGCGCTCCTCACGATGATCTTGTTCCTTCATCTTTGCTCCGATGTTCATGAGCAGCTTGGCAAGAGCGAGCACGGCGCCCGTTCCAAAAAGGAGCTGGAAAATCTGCACGGGCTCGATGGTCATGCACGTGTCCTTTCAGATGGGAGCAAACGACGCCGTGATCTGTTTCACACGCTGCGATCCGTCATTGTAGAACTTGAACCATGCGGACGTTCCCGCCGCGAGCGTGGCGCCTGGCGTGGTGCCCACCGTGTCGCGCACCGAAAGCGTTCCTGCGCCCGCGTTGTGCACGTGCTTGAAGTAGGCGCCAGCGCCAGCACCGCCCAGCGGGTATCGGATGATGTTCGTTCCCGTTCCGGTCACGCGCACACAGGCCATCGCGTATTCCGACGCGGTAAGATCGTGCGTCGCCCCCGCAAGCGGGATCACAGCTTCGCCATTCACGGCGCCGTATGGTGACGTTGAGGAAGCCATCCCGATCATGGGGAAGGCCACCTCCAGGGCGATAGGAGAGATCCCACTGTTGGCGCGAATGAACTGAGCGCCCGACGCACAAAGGGCGGAGGTTGTCCCGCCTTCTACGTTCACTTCCGTATGCGCCGCGCCTCCAAGCAACGTGGCTCCGAGGTTGAGCGTTGTTCCGTCCGACTGGAAAAGACAGATGTCACCAGCTACGTCCATGAATGCGGAGGCGGTATCGGGGAAGCGTAGATCGCCTTGTGACGCGATAGAGCTTGCGTCGCCAGCGTTGAGTCCAAGCCATTTGCCGGATCCCACGCAGTAGGGAAGCGAGCCCGTTAGGCATATTCCGTTGTCGGAGATATGACCCGCCGCGAGCGTGGCGCCCGCCTTGAGCTGCATCACTCCGTCAGCGCCAGCGGTCGCAACGGCGCCCGTGAACGCGAGATCCGTGGACTCCGTCGCAGGGTTATCCGTCGCAACGGCGCCGCTCACGATGTTGTATGTTTTGCGGGGCGGGAGAGGCACGCCAGCATTCGCAAAGACTCGAGTAAAAACGTCTCCAAACCATGCCATAGATCACCTCAGATAGAGTGCCCAGATACAGCCAGAGCCGCTCGCGCCGATCTTGATCAGGTAGTCGTCTAGCCAGCTCATGATCGAAGATATACCACGATAAGCAAGCCATCCGAGCCCGCGCCGCCAGGTTGTCCGGGGCCGGGTGCCGCAGTCCCGTTTCCGCCGCCTCCGCCTCCGCCTCCGCCTGCGCCACTGTTCGCCGTGACCGGCGCGTGTCCCAGATTTCCGCTCGCGCCCGCGGTACCACCAAGCCCGCCGCCGAGGCCGCCATAGGCGCCATTTCCGCCGACGCCACCAGGGCCGCCGCCGCCGCCGCCACCAGGGCCGCCGCCGATCTGGCTGTTCGTCTTGATCCCGGCGACGTCGCTCACGCCGCCGTTGTTCGCGCCGTTCGATGAGCTCGAGCCGCCCCAACCCGTGAACGCCGTAGAGAGACCGAACGACGAGAGTCCAAGCCCGCCGCATCCTGGCGACCATAGCTGCGGATGATCGGGCTGCGTCGCTTGGTTTGTTCGTCCGCGCGCGACGCCCGTGAGCGGGTTCGGGATTGCTTGGTTCTTGACCGATGCGCCGCCATAGATGAAACCGAACGATGTGTTTTCGGTCTGGTTCCGAGAGCCCCAACCACGACCAGCGCCCGCCCACACGGCGAGCGATCCATATGTCGTGTCGCCGCCGTCGCCGCCGTCGCTCGCGGTCGTGGAATTCGACCCTGCGCCGCCCGTTCCGCCTGCGCCAATGACGATTGGCTGCGACGTTCCGGGCGTGACATGGATCTGTTGCGTCGTCTCAATCGAGCCGCCGCCACCGCCGCCGCCGTACGCGCTCGCTGTTGCGCTGTTGATGCCAACAGCGCCGCCGCCGCCGCCACCACCCCCGCCCCAGCCGGTGCAGATCGCGATACCTGCGCCAGGGGGAACCACGTGGTTCGGGTCGCTCGAGGTGAACACGTCGACAGCAATCACGCCGCGCGATCCGAATAGAAAGCGCAGCTTGTCTAGCATCGACTGCATCGGCGCAGTGAGACCGGCAATGGTGGGAGTATCGCTACCCACTGGGAGCTGCGTACCGGCTGAGGGGAATGGATACGCGCGCCCGGTAGCTCCGCCCACGCCGTTCCCCACGGAACCATCAAGCGAGACGTGATTCGCGTCCACCACCGTGATCGTGGTGGCCCCGTTGGCGTTCGTGTTGACGAGATGTCCCTCCACGTCGAGGCTGTCTCCCGTTGCCCATCCGTGAGACGTGATCTCAAGAACGATTGGGCTCGCGTTGGTGCTCGAAACGATTGGCAACCCTTCACTGTACGTCGTGGGCATTTTCAGAGGCCTTCCCAGCAAGAGATAGCAGCAAATCGGGAGGTGGTCACCACCCCCGCAACGCTCTTATATTGTCGTCCAAAGAGACCGTCAGGGTTGTGCACTCCATCAGCGGGATGCGCGGGATCAAATAGCGTTGGATCGAAAGACACGATCACCATTGGCCGCTCGACCTCGCGCGCATCGTTCACGCCCTCATTGTGAGCGGCCTTCCACTTCCGCACGAGTGCCAGCACGGAGGCCACCTCCGACGGTGTTGCGTTGGTGTCCCACGTAGAATTAGCCGCCCATGCGTTCCACGTAGCAAAGGGATGCGTGTCCCACGTGAAAGCGTTCTGAGCGAAGCTGGCTTGATTGATGATGACGAACAAGCGCCACCACTTTGGGGAGGGTGAGAGCGCAGATGGAGACACGGATCCATCCCAATTCCAATTCGAAGTTCCGTAGAACACGGACCACGCCCCGCTCGCGTCCACCGTGTCCCAGATGGACGAGTCTCCCACTACGCGAATGATCGGATTCTGCGGCGAAAGGTAGTTGAGGATCTGCAACGCAATCGTGCGCGAAGAGCCCCATCCCTTGAGCGTGGAGAACGCCCCCACTAGCGCGGACACGAAAGCGAGATCGGACTCCGCGCGACCACGGTCCATGAGGCGATCAGCCGCGATGTATCCGAGGGAGGATGGATCTCCGCGCCCAGGAATGCGCGCCTCAACACCTTGTTGCACCGCGTCCACCACCTGATCGATCCCGAGCCCAATCGTGTAGAGCACCTTTCCAACCACGCCAGTACGCGCGTACCACGGCACGATTGCAAGGATCGAATCAGCAAACGGCGTGCTCATACTCGCACCACCGTCCACGTGGGAGCTGGCGACACTGTTGGGACGCCGTTCGCCGGCACTACGAGGTCCACAAGGGGAGAGGAGAGGGCTACGCTCACGCAGCCCGCATCGAATCCGCCAAGAGACGCGAAGACGGTTCCGCGGATCGTTTCCAGCTCCACGAGAGTGGTGCTACCAACACCTCCAATCGGAACGCTCTTCGCCAGGGCGAACACGGCATCATCCGCTACGCTCGTGATCTGAGTGTCCGAAAGGCTGGACATGGCGCCCGTTACCCTGATCGTTCCCACGATAGCAAGGATCGCTGGAGTAGCGGAGAGCGTCTCCGCGATCACGGCACCTGGCCGTGCGTTGGCCTGGACACTCTTGTCGATCAGATCGAGATCGCTGTATCGGTACGCGGAGCCAGTAGCTCCGCCCACGCCGTTCCCCGTAGACCCATCGAGCGTGAACGTGTTGGCGCCAGTCACCACGATGGGCCACGAGCCATTGGCATTCGTGTTCACCGTGTGATCCTTGATCTGGATCGTGTCCCCCGTAGCGTACGGGTGCCCCGTGATCGTCACCTCGATTGGGCTCGCGTTGGTACTCGAAACGATAGCGAGAGACGTTTGATTCGTGTAGTTGGGGGGCGTGAGGTACGCGCCCGCGTCGCTTGCTACGTACGTGGTGACCTTGCCAGCGATGGTAACCTGATTCGTCCGTGTGACCGGCAATGCTGGCTGCGTGATTGGACCGCTCGATACCTGCACCTGATCAATATCGTTGATCGTCCGTGCGCTGTAGTCGTAAGCGCCACCGGGCCCCTTATCACTCAAGCTCTGAAACTTCGCCCTCGTACGCCTCACGAGATCGACGTTTCTTTCGGCATCGGCGCCAAGAGCGGCCACAGGGTTGGAACACGTTACGCCCACGAGTGAAGTAACAAGCGCGTTGATCGCGCCAGATCCCGCCGTGCTCGAGGCGCCCGCAACGTCAGCGATGACAGGACACAGAACGATCCCATTCGCCACGATAGTGACTGGCGCCGTGTTCGTGTACGTGTTCTTTCCGTTCGCAAAGTGAAGCCCGCCAGGCTGAAACGTTGCCCCGCTCGCGCCCGAGCACGTGAGCACGAGATCTGTCTGCGCATACTTCGATCCGATGCGCGGCACTCCGTAGCCTGCGCACAGAAGATCGAGCCAACCTGGGCCGCCCTCCGGGGTGACTTTTGCCGCAAGGTCCAGAAAGCCACCGCTCGTGATTGCCGGGATCACCTTAGAGGCATCCGACAGCTTCACTGAGGCCGCATCGATGATCAGTCGCACCCATGCGCCGGATCCCCAGGCGGTGGTCGGGAGTCCTAGCGAGCTAGCGATCCCAAGGAGCGCGGAGAAGATGTCATCCGACGTTTGCGCCTTGAGGAGATCGGAGATCGTAAGATTGGGCATGTTATGCGGCCTCCAGAATGTCTACGCTCACATCCGAGATGGATAGCACGAGGCGGAAGGGTCCAGCCGCATCGCGGAGCACGATTGCAACGCGGAGCTTCCCGAAGAGAAATGCGACCGTGGTAGATGCTGCTAGCACGCGCTCATCCTTGAGGCACTCCGCGTTGACTTGCGGGGCGATGCGGCGGAGATCGGTGGGCTTCAGTCCATCCTTGAGGAACTGACGCAGATCGTATCCGTAGTTAGGGTCGTAGCGGAGAGCTCCCCTGGGCGTAACGAGGCGACGCGCCACCGATTGCACGAGCACAAGGCGCCCGCTCGCGGTCGTTCCCTCCGGAGCGATGTCCGTAATCCCGTCGAAGTCCGTTCCGTAGTCAACGCTTGCCATCACTCTCCCTTTACCACGAGCGAAGGGATCGCGAGACCGGCTGCGGTCATAGCGTCCTCGGCCGTAGTCATTGCAGCCGTGAGCGCATCAACCGCCGTGTTGTAGGTGGTTCGCTGGCCAGCGCTGGGGCCCGTGCATGCTGCAATTATCGCCTTGGTTGCGAGCGTGATGGTAGACACGGCGCCGAAAGCAACGGCGATGGCATCCACCGCCGTGACCGTGGCTGGCGCCAGGGCGATTGGTTGCACGATGTCACCCAGCTCGATGTTCGTTCGTGCCTTGATCTTGAGCGCGATGGGCTCCTGTGTCGGATCTCCGCCATGCACCATCGGGCGCGCGGGATCTCCGTTTACGAACATGATCGTGCACGTCGTACCTGGGAGGTAGGTGGCGCTCGATCCGCACGTGCCTGGAGACTGCGAAACGTTCGTGAGCTCCGGGAGTCCAATCGCATCATCGGTGGGGTGCGCGCTGATCGCGCCGCCTTCGCTTGCCTCGATCCGGTACTCATAGATCCCGTAAAATCGAATGCGCGGGCTCGACGCGCGCACCGCGTGCGCGAATGCGTCGCGAATTCGATCTCCAGGAGAGATCCACACCTCAGTGCGTGTCGTTCCGTTGTCGTGGAGCGTGTGCTGCACGCTGGAGATCTTTTTCGCATCCGGAATCGTTGGCGCCGTGAACGTTCGAGCGGGAAGCCATGCGGCGGGGTCTTCCGTCGCAACCGTGATCTTTCCGTTCGCTCCCGCATACCCAGTCACAGTGAAGATCGAGGGGATGGCGCTCGAGGCTCGCTCTCCCACCACGATCACACCGTCAAGGCCGATGTACCAACCGAGCGGACCCACGATGGCAGAGAGAGAGACGGAGGCCACATCCTCCGCACGCGTCCAGGATGCGCCCACGATCCAATCCGCTCGATCCATGCGGATGGTTTCTCCGCAATCGGTCGCTAGATCTTGGATCACGGTGGACGCTTTCACACCAGAAGACTGAGAGTAGCCGCGCCCTCCGATGACTTTTCGGATCCCACCCGTGCCGCCTACCACGCGCGCGGAGCGCATGCCCGAGAACGTACCTGCGCGGTACACGTTCCCTTTCGCTGTGAGGTTGCCCAGCGTGACCGTGGCCGCGTCTCCGGTGAGAATGAGCGCCTCTTGGGAGAGCATGAGATCGGCCGTCCACAGCCCGGATGCAGGGATCAGGAGGTGGCCCGATACCACGCGCGTTCCGTTGAGCGTGGCAAACTCGCTCATGGTGCTTCCGCTTGTGCAAGGAGCCTTGAGATCTCATCTTGCTGCGCATCCGCCGCGCTCTTGGGAGCGTCGCCAGCGTTGGCTGCGGCCTGCTCCGCACCTTTCGCGGTCTGTGGCTCGCTCGTGGTGGGGGAGCTTGTTGCGCTCGTTTTCGGCGGAGGCTTGTACGGCGTGAACTGGAATTTCACGGTGTATTCAGAGTCACCATCGCGCACGCGCTCGGGAGCTCCGATGCTTTCGCACACCACGGACGTGATCCCTACCATCGCTAGCGCGGGGTGAGACGCGTCCACCGCTTGTACGTTCTGTTTTGTCCCATCGTATCGAAGCTCTTCGATGAAGGCGGACAGATCCGCCCATTGCTGGCGGATCTCCGCTGGGTCGTGGCGGTAGTAGCCAATCGAGATCACCACCGTGAGCGTGGGCGGATCTTCGCCCGTGTAGGTGAGGGTTGCGCCCTGCGCACCCTTGCCGCGTTTCTTGTCCCACTTGTAAGCGATTCCGCATCCGGAGATGGACTTGATTACTCCGGGCGTGAACGTGGCGCCCACGAAAAGCACATCCCACGCATCAGCGTCATCGAGCGGATTGAGGGGAACGATCACGCTCATCCGCCACCTCCCGAAAGCGCCAGCTCTTCTAGCGCCAGTGTGATGCCCGTAACGACTGCATCCTTGATCTCATCGGGCGTACCCTTCCCGCCTGTCACCGTGACGCTCAGGCTTTCGATCACCACGCCTCCGCCACCTCCACTGCCGCTGGGTCCGCCGCTCGCTCCTGGCGCCCCTGGCGCCACTCCAATGGCCATCGGAGGAGCTACCATCTCCCCCATGCTCTGCGCCACCATCGGAGCGCCAGCGTCCAAACCTTGAGCCATGCCCGCTGCGGTGTGGCCGCCAAGCTTCGCCATCTCTTTCGACGGCGACGCGATCCCCAGCGTATCCTTGACCGCGTCCATCGCCTTGTTTGCAATGCCCTTGGCTGCATTCATCACAGCGTCGGCGCCATTCGTGATCCCGTCAATGATGCCCTGCACGAAGTCGGCGCCAAGAGACTCGGATCCTACGAAGATCCCATCCACGAAATCGGTGAATCCTTGAAACTTGCCCTCGACGTAGTCCACGCCATCGCCCAGCGCTTGCCACGTTCCCACGCCAAGCTCCACGAGGTATCCAATCGCAGCCGCAAGATAAACAACCTGCTCCACGGACCACATGATCGCATCCGCGATGAGGTTGACGGTGGTCTCTAGCGCCTTCCCATCCTTGCTCGAGGCGAAGAGTTTTTGGAAGTGAGCGACTACCGGCTTCATGTGGATGTAGAGCTTGAGCGCATCAATAATGATGCGTTCAAAGAATTGCTTGATGTACGGGAGCACCTTCGACACGGTCGAAAAAAGCGCGTTGAACGTTCCCACAAGAGCGGCCTTGATCGCCTTGCCGCTTCCCGTCGATTGATCGAGTAGGCCCGTGATCTTCCCGAGACCTTCGACAAATGGCTTCGTGTCCACCTCGGAGAAGATGGACGTAGCGGTGGCCTTGAGGATTCCGAACTGGCCATCAAGGGTGCCCATCGCCTTGTCATGAGCGAGCCCGCCAAGCTTGGCGTTGATCGTGTCGTTCAACGCGTCGAGTCCCTTAGCTGTGTCGAGCGTTCCCGCCTTGATCTGCGCCTTGAGCTTCGCCGTGCTCACGCCCATCTTTTTTGCGAGATCATCGAAAGATACGCCCGTGCCAGCCAAGCTCTTTGCCGTGATCTGGAACGAGCCAGCGGCGGAAGACTTCTTGATGATGCCCTCCAGCTTCGCTGCGCCAGCGGGATCCACAGCGGCAAGGTTGTAAGAAGCCTTGAGCGTCTCCTCCAGTTGCTTCCCGGCTTTCACTCCGGAGTTGAGAAGGATATTCGCTTTGCCCGCGATCTCTTGCTGCGTCTTGCCAATGGACATCGCGATCTGATCGATCTGTCCATAGGTCGCGGCTGCGGCCTCTTGCGAGCCAAGAAGCGCCTTGAAAGTCATTTCAGCGGAGGCTTTGAATTCGCTCGCGTCGAGAGCCATCTTAGCGCCTCCGATGATGAGCGCGCTCACCGCCGCAGCCGTAGCAAGCGCCACGGCTCCAAGGGCCTCAACTGGATCGATCATCTCTGAGATCGATCCCATGAGCCCATCGGCAGGGCCTGTAGCGCCCTTCATTGAGCCCTGTAGCGAATCCGCCGCGCTCGCAGCCTTGTTGGCTGGCCCAGAGAATTGATCGACGAATCTTAGGGTGTAATCGTCGCTCATCGCTTCTTGCCGAGCGCCTCCAGCGTTCGCCGCAATCCGTCAAAGATATACCAGAGCTCTATCGCAGCCGCGTCCGCTTCCTCCGTGTCGTCCCCATGAAAGAGCGCTCGCAGCGCGTCGCCTCCTCTGATGGCGTCCGCGCGGAAGCCTTCGCGTAGCGCTCTTAGGCTTCCCCCTCGACTGCAACCGAGGTGCCAGCGAGGGCATTGAAGGTAGCCGTGAAGCGGAGCGGTAACCCTGGCATCACTTCGAGCACATCCTCCAGTTTTTCGCGCGCGCTCGCGCCGTCGCCAGTGGGACACGAGATCACGCACGCGAGCGCGATGAATTCGCACGCGGCAAGAGGATCCTTCTCCGCCATGTGCTTCGTGTAGATCCCTAGCTGGCGCCGATCCGGGCGCTTGAAAACGAAGGTTCCAAGATCGTCCGTGTCGTGTCGTGCGCTTCCGGGCTTGCCGAATTTCTCCGGATAGCCCGCGGCGATCTTTTCGTACTCCTCCGTGCTCATCTTTTTCGCGGAGGGGGGCTTCGGTGCTGTGGTCTTTGCGCTCATGGGATCATGCTCCGTTCAGGACTTGAGCCAAGAGATCTACACCATTCGGGAGTACCTTGAGCGGAGAGAGATCTAGCTTTCGCGTGAGCCCGTCTCCACCCTGGCTCATCGCAGCCTCTCCGCTCGCCAGGCGACAACCGAGGATCTTGTCCACGGTCGTATCGAAGCCGTTGGATGAGTACGAGACCTCCATGGTGATCGGGATGGTGGCGAAGCCAGGGCCGATGGACGCGAGCCATGCCACGTACTCCGCTAGATACACCTCGATATCCGCGGTGTAGTCCGCGACTCCGAGCGTTTGCCCGAGCGGATCGGGATGTGCCCCCCATAGCTTCGTGGGCGTGAGCTTCCACGTGTATCCAAGGCTCTTGAAGCCCTTAAATCGGGGAAGCGCTCCCGTGGGCGCAGTGAACTTGAGCTCGATGCTGGAGAAGTCGTGGCGGATGCCACCGATGAGCGGGTATTGAAGCGGAGCGACCATCTAGATCTCCTTCATGCGGCGGCCACGAGCACGGGGTTTGCGAAACCAAGGTCCACGTCAATTTCCTCGACGTAGCCAAGCGACAGTATCGCGACGGTCGCACGGATCTTTCGCGCGACGCTAATATCATCCGTGCGGTTGACCCTCACGGTCACATCCGAAACTGCGCCCACGCCGATCAGGCTCGCGTTGTACGCAACATCCACGGCCGTTTCGATGGACACGGCATCCTGCTCCAAGAGCCGGCCCTGCTTCGGATTGCCGATCTTGTAGAGTCGCACCGTGTCATTGATGTAGTTGATCAACACCTGGCGCGTGATCGAGCACGTCTGATCCATCACGGTTCCGTACTGGAGCTGCGAGAAGTCGGAGCCAGCAGGAGCCATAAGGTTGGCGTTCTTGATGTAGATGCCCTGAAAGTCCGTGAACGTGTGAACGGTCATGAAGCGCGCAGCGTCGAGGCCCGGAGTGGAGCGCTCATCGTGGTAGACGCGCCCATCGTTCACGGCGGCGGGGGAGGGGAAGGAAAAGTTTTTGATCGTGCCCGTGCGCACGCGCCCAAGGTGCTCCCAGAACGGCACCGCCACCGCGCGCGCGGCCGCGGCCCATGAAAGCGGGCGACGGTAGACCGGAGCGCCAGCCACAAGCGTTTTGATCGCGCTTTGGATGTTGCCAGCGCCAGCTCCCACGCAGATCCGCTTGAGTGCGGATGATGCGTAGTCAGTCTGGATCGACGCGATCCATGTAGACTCGCTCTCCGCAGTTGAGGAGTCCACGTCACGCGCCTCCACGATGATCCGAACGAAACGGTTCTGCGTGAACATCGTGTCCGCGCTCGCCTGCAACGTGGCCGCGTCGCTCGCGGCACACTTGCCAACGACGTGGATCGGGGCGCCCCACGAGAGAGAAGAATTCTGGAGCGTAGTGAGCGCGGTGGCCACATCTGCCACCGCCCACAGCGGAGCGTGGGCAAGGAACGCGTACACGTCTCCAAGCACGAGCGTTCCCGCCGCGAAGTGCAACGTGATGCCTGTGGTTCCGATCACGTAGCTGAGGGCGGTACCCAGCGCGATCTCCGGGCCATACGTGCGCCCGTTGTCGAGTGAGATCTTGATCCCCGCGCTCGTGCCGATAGTGCCAGCCGTGGTGACTTTGACGATCACGTCCAGATCATCGATAGGAGCGCCCGTCACAGTCACAACGCTTGTGCCCGTGCCCGTGTGAACCACGGCGGAGCACGTGCCAGCCGTAGTCGTGGGAGTCTTTACCACGATTGCGGTGCCTCCGGCATCGATCACGAGGCATGCGGCCTGTACGATTGGCCCATCGGTGAATTCAGCAATCACGTCCGACTTGCTTGCGGACTGGAAAAGCTTGTACGCGGTGCCTGCTACGGAACAACCAATGATCGGCTGCACGCTGGCTGGCGGAGCCGTCACGTTGGAGAGCGCCCCATCCGTAACGTTCATCTGTACGTCGTTCGTGGTCATGTCCGATACTCCTTCAAGGTGTCACTTCCACTACCACCGAATCTCCGGGCGTAGGCTGCTGAATGCCTGCACTCGTGGCCGTAACTTCCGCTGTGGTGTCGATTGGCGCCTTAACGGCATCAACGACCACCACGGGAATGCGGCACCCAAGAACGAACGTCAGTTCACGCCCATCTACTGCGATCTTCGTGCCCTGCGTCCAGTTCCATGGAGAGAGCATGTACGCGCCATGGGCCAGATCCGAGATCGTTGCGACGAACGCATCTCGGAGCACGAGCGCGGCTGCGTAGTCGGCACCCCACACGTGGATCTCGCACGTCTGAACATCCGCCGCGATAGGCCTGTTAGTGTCGCTCGATCCGGAAAAGTCGGACACATCCTGCGTACCAGATGCAATCGTTCCGCCAATCGGAATGCACACGATCCGTGGCGGAGCTCCGTTCTCTGCAAGGTACTCCGGCCCAATGAGCACGGGAGACGTGATCGGATCGAGCGCGGCCTTTGCGGTCGCGAGTAGATCAAAGATACTCACGCGCCCTTCGCTTCCGCGATCATCTTGTCTCTCACGTCATCGATCAGCTTTCGCCAGGTGGCGGGCATCGTTCCCGTTGGGAGTGAGGGGCGGGCTTGCATGTGCTTCGTTCCGACAGAGTGAAACCCTTCATAGTCTGCCAGCGTGATGGAGACTCCAGCTCCGCTCATGGGTCGCACCTCGATCCCGGAGAGCTCCGCGCCCGTTCGATTCTTGATCCGGTCGTCTCCGCCCTTTCGGCGCACGGTGGACTCCATCAGCTCCGCCCACGCATTCCCGTACGGATCGGCGGACCCTTCATACTCTGATCGGATCTGCGCATCGAGCGCCTTAGAGACTGGCTCCGCGATGCGCGCTGGAACGCTCGCGAGCTTCCCGAGGTTGCGCACGAGCTGTCCAAGCTTCGAAGGGTCTCCGGTGAACGCGCCCACTACCCAATCCTCCGCCCCTGCCATCCCTGGAGAGGCTGCGAGATGATCCGAGGGTTGTCGTATCCTGGCGACTGATCCGCCTGTCCCACGATGTTCGGTGAGATCTCTCCGCGAGCCACGGAGGTGAGCCATTCATCCGCATCGTTGCGACGCAGGCGAATATTCACGTCAGCCCCGCTCGAGGGGTTGTAGCCGCGCGCGAGAAGTAGATCGTAGACCGCGATCTTACACACTGCGTGAGTAAGATCGCTGTCCCACGAAACGAGCGGACCCTTATACCGACCGTTGATCTTCCCGAGCGAGTAGGCCGATGCCGCATCGAGCGCAGCTTGCTTGCTCGCGTCAGTAACGCCCGAGAGCGCTCCCGAGGGTAGCCCCGGGAGCGACATGAGATCGGGCAACGTGGCAAGCGATTGCTGCGCCATGGATCAAGCGGAGCAACGCGAGGCGAGGAACGGGAAACCGCCGTGAGCGGCGCCACGACCACGCCCGCCGAAAAGGTACTTGTTCTTGTCGAACACCACCGGATCGCGCGGATCGGTGCGCTGTGCGAACGAGAACGCCTCACGGAGGAGCCAGCCGAATGGCTTTATCGGCTTCGTGGTGTCGCAGAGATACCACCTACCCGGATCCGCGCCCATCTCCGGAATGAGGAGGCCCTCAGCGGAGCCCGCGTACGTGTTCGTGATGGCACCAACCTGGCTCGTCTGGTTGCCGAACGAAGCCGGAGCAACGCTCGATGCCTTGAGGATGTGGAGCGCAGTCTGTTCGTTGCTCGCCTCGTACACCAGAAGGTTCGGATTGATGTTCAGGCTTTTCCCGTTCTCTCCAACGCGGTTCATCATCGCCTGACGAACGAGGGCGTAGTTGTCCAGCGTTAGGGGCATGTTGGTATAGTCGTTCGCGTAGTAGTTGTTTCCGTCGAAACCCTTCACGCTTGCGTCATCCACGTGGATCGGGTGATCGACGGCAAAGAACGCCTTCGCATCCGCCCAGGTGGGGTTCGCACGAATGTAGTCCACGAGCGCGAAGTCTGGCCACTTCTTCGCGTTCATCGCCATCTGCGGGAGGATGTACGAGGAGAAGTAGCCATACTGATCATCATCGATCTTCGACTTGTCCAAGCCGAACGTGGTTTCGAAAAGCTTCGGAACCACATCGTAGAACTTGAGCGCGGCGGAGTTTTCCTTGCGGTCTCCGATCCACTCGCGCACCACGGGGAGCTGGCCCATCCACGGGAAGCGCACGATTTCCGTGGTGGTCGTGCTCGTGGTGGCGAGCTTGTCCAGGTAGGTCGGCGTGCTCTGGTAGATATCCTGAAACTTCGCAACGAACGAAGTAAAGAGCGCGGATAGCTGAGTAGCGTTGTTGATGATCATCGTGGTTCCTTCTCAGATTCCCGTTCCGTCGATGAACCACACGACCACGTGCAGCTCGCCCACCGTGCACTGCGACACCTTGGATCCCGCGTCTGGGGTGACCGTGATGAGGAGCTGCGCTGCGGTTGGCTTCGAGTCCTTCGATGCGCCAGCGGTGCCGATCTTGTAGCCAGGGGCGCTCATGAGATCGAGCGCCGTTGCGATCTCGGAAACTGCGCCCGTAGATCCGAGCGTCGCAGTCAGCGTGGTGTTGCCCGTGGCGGCTGTGATCACGCGCGCCATGTAGCCACGGAGGAGCGCGCCAGCCGGAAGCGGAACGTCCAGGTTGTAGGTTCGCGCGGTGCCGTTGGTGTCCGCTCCTGTGCCCTGGCCAGCAACGAACGAAGCCGGGTTGAGGATGAGCGTGCGAGACTGGATCTCAAGGCCAGTGATCGCAAGAAGCGGAGAGATGGCGACGATGGGAGAGGTTCCGTCATCATCGATGTCTACGACCACACCGCACGGACTCGCGCCCACGGGGGAGAGCGTGACCGTCTGATCATCGGCCATGTAGACCACCTGGCCGATGTGCGACTTGGTAATGGTCGTGCCCGTCTGGAACATCGGGAAGTTTCCCGTTTCGATCAGGGCGACAGGAGCGGGAGAGAGCGAGCTGGTGTTGTCGTACTCGCCCTGCGACACGCCCAGGCACACGTTGCCTGAGCCAAGGGCGCCAGGCTCGCACGTGCCAGCGGACACGAGCATTGCGAGTCCGCCTGCCTTGAGCTTCTTGGTGGCGGTAACCGCCATGTTGATCTTGCTGGGTCCGAGCGTCTCTGCGCGCTTCGAAACAACGCGGCGCCCCGTGGCTGCGATTGCGGTCATGGTCAGTTCACCTTGGGAATAGTGGGAGCGCCGTTGCTTGCGCGTTGCTTCTTGTATACCTCAATCGTGATGCCCTGCTCAGCGCACAGCTTCCGTTCGAAATCCGTGAGGCCGTCAGCGGCGGAGGGCGCCTCCTCGGAGGCGTCCTCCGAATGTCCGCCGCTCGGATCGAGCGAGCGAGGCGCGAACGAGGCGGGCGTTGCGTCCAGGTATGCCTTGAGCGATGCGGTGCTCTGAGTGCGAGCCCATGCGAGTTGTGCGGGCTTGATCTTGCCCGCGCTCATGCCCTCCTTGATCATCGCGGAGAGCTTCGCCGCTTTCGCGGTGGCCTCGAGCTTGGCGATCTTCTGCGCGCTCGATGCCGCAAGCTGCGCGGTCTCGTGCATCGAGGCGAGCACCTCCGCCGCAGCCTTGGGATCAGACTGGCCCGTGAGGGCAAGCGCGAACGCTTCGAGGGAGAGGCCGGGCGCCATCGCGGTGGTGGCCTTCTTGCCCTTCTTGGACTTCGCCTCATCTTCATCCGAAGCGGTCTCCTCCTCCTCATCCTCATCGCCATCGGGCTCGTCATCGTCGCCGGAGGGCGGATCCTTCTCGCCATCATCCTCCTCCGTCTCCGTCTCCGTGGTTTTCTTCTCGTAGGTCTTTTTGACCTTGGCTTCGGTGAGCGCCTGCACGGCTGCGCCGTATGCGGCGGATGCCTTCTTGCGGGCGCTGGGCGTGGTTGCGCCATTCAGTGCCGCGAGGCACACAGCCACTTTCTTTTCGAGCGCCTTGAAATTCATCGCGTCTCCTGAGTGGTGAGCATGATCGGACGTTATGCCTGATCCGTAAGATGTGTCAAGCGGTGCCTCGTTGCGCCCTTTTGCGCCGAAGTCCGGCGAATCGTTGCGCCCATCTGTGCCATCCGAGATCCCTGCTAGAACCTCATCGAAAGAAAGCACCCCATCGGCAAGTCCAGCCCTCACCGCGGCCTTGCCGAACACGCACGCGCCCTGTAGCGCCACGAGATCCGCCTTGCTGATCGGTCGCACGTCTCGCACGAGCGAGAAGAATTGCTGCGCGAGCGCATCAACGCGTTTTTGCACACGCGAGATCGTTCCCTCATCGAGCGGGAGAAACGGATGCCCGTCAGCCTTTCGTGTGCCGCTCCTCACGACGGCAACCTTCACGCCCTGCTTCTCCGCCATCCCGATCAAGTTTTGGACTTCTGCGATCACGCCTACGCTTCCAACGCCACCGCCCTCCGGCAAGTAGATCTCATCGGCGGAGCAAGCGAGCGCATACGCGGCGGAGTATGCGTCATCATCCGCGAACGCAATGATTGGCTTGTCGTGCTCCGCCCTCATCTTGCGGATCGATCTCACGGTCTCCTGTAGCCCGCTCACCTCTCCTCCTGGCGAATCGATGTCCAGCAGCACAGCGTGAACATCATCGCTCTCCATCGCGCCCTTGATGCGACCCAGGATCGATTCGTACGAATCGAACCACCATCCGCCACGGTGCTCCAATGGGCCGTGAATGCTGATCACGGCCACGCCACCACGGATCGAATCCTCGCGCGGAGCTCTGGCCCACGTGAGGCCCACAGCCTCCGGATTGATCGCAAGGTCTCCACGTCCGTTGAATTTATGTTTCACGACGGCAGCTCCTCCATGAGCTGGATCAGAACGGAGATCACGCTGCGCACCTCAGTGCGCGTCATCGCATGCTCGTCATCCACGTAGAATGCAACGGCCAAACCCGCACCCATTGAAATGCGATTCATGCTCCTCCTGGCTCACCTTCTGGGGCTGGCTCGGAGGTGTCCGGAGGCGTTTCCGTCAACCCCTTCGTTGCCTCCGCCGCAGCGGCGATCTCTTTCTTGTGCTTCGCCTCGTACTCCGCGATTGTGAGGTTGCCCTCATCGCCCTCGAGAGGCGAGAGATCTTGCGACGCGCGCGCCTCGTTCACCGTAACGAAGGAGACAAGATCAGCGGGCGAGAATGCGATCCGGAAGGTTTTAGCGCTCGCTGCGATCTGCATGATCTGCTCAGGCTTCAAGGTCACGTTGAATTGATAGGCGAGCTCGCACGCGCCTGCGGGCGTGAGCTGCACTCCAGCGACGGAGAGCTGAGAGATCGCGGTAGAGAACGCTTGGAATGCTTGCGCGCTCGCCAGATGATCCGATGGATGGTCGATCAACCAGCTCCGCTTCGGCGCAAGCTCAGGGCGCCCGAAGTTCCACGCAGCGAACACGCGCGCGCCCTGCTCATATAGACACGGCGCAAGCGTGCCATCATCGTAGCGCGCGCTCGTTTGCTGCACGCCCTCATGCACGGTAGCAGCGGCGAAGCTTCCGCCGTTCACCTCCGTGGTGAGATTCTGCCAGAGCATCGTAAGTACAATCGCCATGTCTGCGCGCGTCGCCAGAGCTCCGAACGATTCATAGGATCGATCTCGCGCCTCTACCATCTCGATGTCGAAGCCCGTTCCGTCCACGTTCTGTGGGCACATGATCACGGACTCTTGCCCAAGCGCGCTCAACCCCTGCACCCATCGATCACGGAGCTTCGGATCGCTCCTAGCGGGCGCTTTCGCTTTCATGATCGGAAGCCCATGGACTTCATTGTACCGAGCGTGATCGCGCCAGGTGAGCTGGCGCGCGTACCACGGGATTGCGAGCGGGCGAGCGGCCGCGCGTCGCCAGCCTCGCCATGGGCCATGCGGCGCGTACAAGATCCATCGCCCATCTCCTGGCTCGATGACTTCGATCCCGTCCATGGTAGTGATCGTGTACTTGCGCAGATCCCAGCGCCACTGGAGAAAAGTTGGGTGCCAGGGTTTCAGGATCGGTTGCCATGGGGTGACGGATCGATCCCACTGCACCTCAATGGGAACCACGCCCTCCGTGATCCCCCACGTGTGGATCTCCTCCAAAACCGCGAGCGGAGCAAAACGATCCCATGCCGCGTCCCATGCATCGGCCACCTTCACGGCCTCCGCATCATCGGATTTCTTTCCGTTGACGCATGGCGTGGTTTGCATCGGGCGAGAGAAGAGCGCCCCCATGCGCTGCCCTAGCGTGGCCGCGATCCGATCATCACCCGTCATCGCGTCGCACAGGTATGCGCTCTGAGAGAAGTTACCGATCATGTGCTGATCGAGCGCGTTCTGGATCGTGCTCGGATCCCATCGCGTTAGAAGAGAGATCGGGATGTCTCGCTTGATCACTCCCGCCGTGGACGAATCCTTGATCGGATCCGTGGGAGGACCGAACGCGCTAGCGTCAGCGCTCGACACGGGGCGACCGTACGCGTCCACGAGCTGCGGGCCCGCTGGCGAAGCCGGAGTGAGTTGGGCGAGGGGCGTGCCCCATGTGCCGCGCGTATCGTCTCCCTGTGCCATGGTATGCGGCTCAGAGGGCGTTGATCGTGGCCACGAGCGTATCGAGCGCCGTTTTTGCTGTGGCCGCGTTGCTCGTGGCGGTGGCGTGCGATCCAGCCGTTGCAGTCAGAAGCGTTTGCAGCCGTGCGATCTCGCGCTGTGCCGCTTTGGCGTGGTTGACGAGTCCGGGCTTGTTGACGCTGAGCGGGATAGTCATGCGCTCAAGCTAGCACGCTCGCGCCACACTGCGCCAGCTTGTGTCACATGCAGCGTTTCGCTCCAGCTCCACCCGCTTCGATGCCCGAGCCCGCATCATCGAGGCCATCGAATGCGGCCACGAGCGCGTCCACACCATCATCCTCATCCCCCTCCGCGCCCGTGAAATTTCGTACCTCGGAGGAGAACCATAGCGAGTCCCATTCTGCGCGCTCGGGCATTGAGATCTTTCCTTCACTCCACCTCGACGCGCATCGCTCCGCACGGAACGCCTTGTGATAGCGCGCGGGCATGGCGACGATATCGATCCCGTAGTCATCAATCAGATCTTGGATCGCTTTGATCTCAGCTCCGCTCCAGTACGTGAACACTTCCACGCCAGGGTGCAGATCCGTTAGCGCCTTGAGGGCTGGGCCCACGACACGAAATCGACGTTGCCACCGCCACGCACCAAGAACGTAGTAACGCCCTCCCGCATCATCGAAGCCAAGGAGCACCGCTGCGCTGTGGTCACTCTGCTCCGTGAAGCCTCCGTCATAGCCGAACGCTTTCCGTAGCACTCCCGGAATCGCGTCAGCGCGATAGAGCGGAGCAGAGCCAACGAAGATCGCCGTATCGCGCGGTACTGGCGTTCCTTGGAAGAGCGCCATCCATGCGTGATGCCCTAGCCCGCCCCTTCCATTCTTGCCGTCTCGTTGCTCCTTGAGCCATTCGAGCGTCCGCGGGTTCTTCGGATCGGGGCCCCATGGACAGAGCGCTTCACCGTCCGCGTTGATAGCGGGTAGCAAGAGCTCCTCATACCCTTGCTCATTGATCAGGCGACCGTTGAGATCGTCTGAGTCCCATCGTGACGCGATGCAGATTATCGATCCGTTCGGGGGAACGCGTCCATGGATGACGTACCGATACCAATCGTAGATCTTGTCTCGCTCGATCTTCGAGTAGGCGTCGCTTGGGCCCTTGAAAGGATCATCGATGATCGCGACATCAATCGGAAGACCCGTTCCGCGTCCTCCAGCGGAAGAGAACACGAGCGATCCGCCCGTTTCAAATCGCATCTCCTTTTTCGTGTCCGCGCCATCCGCGATCTTAACTCCTGCCACCTTCACCATCTCGCGAAGATCGTGATAGTTGGCTTCCGTGAATTCTTGCCCGTAGGTGAAGATCGCGATCCTCAGCTTCGGGTTGTTCACGAGAAGCCACACCACGAGCAACTTCACGAGCGTGGACTTGCCATGCTGGATTGGTGCGCTCATCGCGCATCGAAGCGCGCCACCATCCGCTTTCACGAGACGATCAATGAAGCGTTGAAAGTGTCGCGGGTAGGTGTGCCCGTATCCGAACGCCTCGACGAATTCCCTGAACGGTAGACCGATCAGATCTTGCCGCGCGTCATGCTCTACAGGCTTCCGAGCCACTGCGTCCATCCTTGCCCCGCCACCATGAGCGGGAACGTATAGAAGCACGTTGAGCGCTGTGGCCTCACGGGATAGGAACGAAGGGCTTGAGCGTTTTCACGAAGTAGCTGAGCGTCGAGGTGAACACGAGCGAGGACCCTACCCATTCCTCCGTGCGCGCGTTGTTCGCATCGTCGAACATGTACGTAGCCGGGAGCGGGATCACGTCTCCGCCATCAATCGTGAGCGTGGCGCCAGCGGCTCCGAGTGCCCGGATGTGGAGCACCCTCTCGCCTTTCGCTAGGGCAACGGTTCCAGCGGCGCCCGCGTGGTAAGCGATTCTTCCAACAATCGTGCTCATGCCACGAGCCAAGCATGCTCGTGGTCGCCAGTCAAGATGACACGATCTGCTGATATGGTGGAACGACCGTGAATTGATAAACATCGCTGCGCGATGGAGGCCCTGACGGATAGGTAAAAACCACCCACACATCCCAATCCCCAAGCGCGGCGGGCTCTCCTGGATCCCACGAGTGCACCACCGTGACTGCGCTAGCGCTTTGGTTGATCATGCTGGCGAGTAGCGTTACGGTGCTTCCGTTCTCGCGATGCGCAACGAACGTCACCCCGTCTGGCGTGCTCGGATCGAAGGTGTCGCTTGATGGTACTGTGATCCGCAGATCGTACGCGGAGCCAACGCCTTGATGGATCTTCGTGGGGTGCATGGTGCATTCATTATAGGCTGAAACGAACGGGGCGGGCTGGCGGAACGATCACGGCTGTGTCCGTGTCTCCGGAGACGGTCACACGGACCGATCTGGCGGGCTGCACGGTGGGAGAGAAGGCCGATCTGAAAAAGTGAGCTGGCGATCCAGATACAGAGAACGCTCCGTAGCTCGCCACGAGCACGCGCTTTCTAGAGAGCGTCGCAGGTTGCCCGGTGAGCGCGAACGCGCCAGCGGCACACGTGAGCGATGTTCGAAGCGTCGCCGCTTGCCCGTTGAGCGCGAACGATCCAGCGCTGCACGTGAGTCGGTAGCCGTGCGTCAGCGAGGCTGCTTGCCCCGCCTCCGTGAACGCGC